GGTTGGTACGGCTCAGTTCCGCCTCCCTACCAGAGAGGCTTTTACTTATCGTCAGCATCTTGCCCCCAACCTTCGTCAATTCGAGCTTGATTGGTATCCAGCGGCTCAACCTCCTGCCAACGTCTTTGTTCAGAACGCGAATCAAAACGACTGCATTACCAACCTTGGGGTTGCCAATCCTAATACTAGAGACGCAGCTAACAGGGACTCTATTGGTGCTGGGCAGTGGTGGTTAGACGGTCGCAAGCTCTTCACTGAGCTGTTGTCTGGACCAGGCGGTGCCGGCAACGAATACGTTGATTATCTTGTCAACACTGGTGGAACTGCTTTCCGTCAGAACTACGGACCTCTTCGTGAGGGGCCGTCGCTTATCCCTAGCGCAGCGCAGATTGACCAGAATGTCACTGCTCCTCCAGCCTTTAATGACTATCTTTGCTCTGTTGTAGATGATGGCGCTGGCACCGCCTTCACAGTGACTCTACCTGATGTTCGTTGGTACTATGACCGTACTGGTACAGCTACCGATATGATTATCGGTGGCGCTGGTACCTCAGGTATCAGTGGGACGATCCCGAACTATAACCTCCCACGTTACTTCACCGACTCTGTTGCGACTGGTGGCTTGGGTCTAGTAAATGGCGACTCTATTCCAACCGGCCTAATCCAGGTTTGGCGGGTGTCGTATGATGGAGTTGCAACCATTACAGGCATCACTCCTGTAAGAAACACTTCAGCTGACGACCCCATCGTCTACACATATCTGAGCGATACCTCATTTAGATTCACCATCCCTGCCACAATGACAGCACCGGTTGTCGATGCGGGATTCCCAAACAGAAACTTTGTCGTTACCTGTGCAGGCTATAATGTAAGCTCGATCCTCAAGCACCTCCTGGATGGCCTGCTCGACCACGACCATGGCGCAGACGAAACAACCTCGGTCTCTCACAGGTATCTAGAGGACTGCTTCAATGAGACAACATACACACACTCTCAGATCGCCCGAAACGATCACCCTCAGTATCTGCACCGAGAGGGATACGACGCTACTGATACTCAGAACGGAAGGAACTCCACACTTGGAGATCTCCACCTAGGTTCCACTGCCGCTCCCGCAACGATGACTGACAGCAACAACTATGCTGCCAACGATTCCTATAAGCTGTTGCTTGGTACGGCAGCTAACGCCGAGGGTATCTACTTTGATACAGCCTTCTTGGCAGATAGTGGTGGACCGGCATGGGCAATGCATAGCTCTCGTCCCCTCTGGCTACACAACACGAACAACAATGATCTGTTTGTCTACTTTGGAAAGGACCCTGGAGATGCAGACGAGGGCGGGGGCTACCTCTACTGGGATGACAACGAGCGGTTCCTCAGTATTCAAAACTCTGTGGCCGCAGATGCCAACCCACACAATATTGGCTTCTCTGCTGGAGTCCTTGAGGCCCGCCAGGGAATTGTCTACTTTGCTGCTGGCAATACGGTTGGGGATGTCGACGATCCGACTGCGCTTGCTCGCTACATCAAGTACGACAGCGCTGGAGGGCCGGGGCCCTCCTCTCTCTTCACTGTCGAGTTCGGGAACAATGCGGCGCTGAATTATTGGATGGGACATGCAGGAAGATGGATTCCGGAAGATCAGAACCCGGCCCATGTCACATTCGGAACAGGACAGGGTGCGGGCCAGATACCTCTCTGGTCTGTGATCTTTGACGACACCGATGGGCTTCTTGCCGACAAGTTGCGATTCCACATGGAGCTTGAGCTTCCTCAGGGAGCGCAGATCACTCAGGTGGATGTGCAGGTGGACCCAGACAACTCTGGATTCCACACCTTGAGGCTCGACCTCTGGTCAGTCGATCCTACAGACGTCGTCACCGGCGCAGTCCTCCTTGCTGGGCAGGAGGTAAACGCCGGCACAGGCATTCAGCTGATCACCCTGGACAACGCAAGCGGCACGCCGCTGCCAAAGCCTGCCTTGCCTGTTGGCCTAGATAGCCTTCTGCGTCACTATCTCACGATGGAGGTCGAGGCTACGAACAACCCTCTGACCTCCTCTTCGAGAATTCATGGGGTGAAGGTCACATACTCGATCGCTTCGTTGCCACTGAGGTAACATGTCTGACGTACTACCAATCAAGTTCAAGATCGGGCCAGTCGCCCTCCAGACACAGGAAGCTGACTGCCGGATTGTAACCAAGAAGGAGATCCGACACATTCGGTACGGGGCAACTGTGCCTGATGATGGGGTGGGAATTGCCTACGTAGGTCTCCCTGAGATCTCCGAGGACAACATCTTCCTGAAGGACCTGTCACGAGACACCGTTGAGAACTCGGACTTGGCAGCAGCTGAGTATATCGTCAATGCCAACGAATTCGACACTCCGTTTGGAGAGATTCTTGTTACAGATCTTACCAAGTCTGTCCCAACTCAGCAGCCGATTCCTCTTTATTACAAGCACGATCTCTCTGTCTATACCTCTGTTACAGAGGTTCGGGTTTTCAACAAGAATCAAGAAGAAGTCGATGAGAGCTTCTGGCACTTCGATACAACCACAAGGATCGTCTATCACAACCTCCCCTCTTCACACGATCGTAGGACTGGAGTTTACGAGTCCTTCACTGTCTCTTTTGTAGACCAGACGCTACAGAGACAGACCCTTCTGCTTAAGGCTGACACGGCCTATAAGGCACATGATCTAGCTGTCGATGGGCTCATCGATCCAACTAAGCGAACCTACAATGCTCAAGACACTGGGGCCAACTTTCACATCACCATTAACTTTGCTGCGCCAGTGGCACAGTTTTATGTAAAGGGACTTGAGGGGTCTCAGGTCAGAGCTGTCATGCCAGCTGAGACAGGCCCAGGCGACTCATGGCACATGCGCTTCACGAACGGTGAAGTCTATGCAACCAAGAACGGCGGGCTCAATCGATACCATGTTCCCGAGTGGGGTGGACAGGTGTTTGCGCCAGTCCAGCCTCTTCGATACTCAGCCTTCAAGGAAGCTGACGTCGTGGCCAACCGCTTGATCAGAACAAAGAGATGGCCCTTGCGAGTTGATACAAATGAGAGCCGTTGGGTTGACATCTTGGTAACAGACGAGCTGGGGCGACCCAAGAGGGCGTACACCAACAACTCTGCGAGAACTGTCTGGCTAGACTCTGCAGGTAATCCAACAGCTGTAGAGACAGAGCAGATCTCCGCTGTTAACGTTTCCTTCAATGAGGCCCAGGGGTTTATCAAGTTGGATCGAGACCTCTCCAGCACTGACAAGGTATGGGTGAACTATTACTATGAGGAGAAGTATCTAGAGTATCTGGGATATAACTTCAACCCAATCTATAACAACGCTGCTGTTGATGAGAGGGTTATCATGTATGTGCGTCACAATGTTCCCAACGGGGTTGCCAACCAGGCAGTGCATCACATCTCATTCAACCAAACCGACCTCACCTTCATTGCTACAAGCGATGCCCTGCTGCCAGTCATTGCGGACTACCAAGCATGGCTAGACAACTCTAGAGACTTCATGGTTGTGGCTTCTGTAGATGTTGCCAGGAGAGCAGCGCCCATTGATGTTGTGACCATTGACACTCGGGTGGAGGGCGGAGGATTAAAGGAGGACATCGACCCCAAGGAGTATTACGCCACATACCCCGAGATTGGATACTTTGCGGGAATCGGGAATCTAGATGGGCGCGCGTTCCCAGGTCAGGCAACCTCGTTGATCGAGCTGCCCCACACTCTCCTAACGGGGAAGGGGTCTCTAGCCCTATCGACCGACCGAACCTTTACTGATGCGGAGATCAAAGAGATTGTGAAGAGACATATGGCTCTGGGCTCGTACCCAATCATTAAGTGGTACGGCCACATTCCAATCATCTTGACCCATACGCATACCGCCGCTGTGACAACTAGCGCAACCTTTACTTGGTCAGCTGTCGCAGGGGCTACTGGCTACAGCTTGTACTGGACCTATAACCTAGACCATCCATTCACCTTGGGTGTAACTACCGCCGCCGGTATCCTAACCGGCACTGTCACAGGATTGAGCAATGGAATCGCCTACTTCTATGTGGTTCCTATCTTCAATGGTAACGAGGGGCTGAAGAGTGATATTGTTAGGATCAACTCGGGCAAGCCTGACCCTGCCGCTGTCGTCGTACTTGTTGATGCGGTTCTTTCAAGCAGAACCATTCTGCTAACCACCTCTGTTGACGCATGTCTTGACTTCTGTGGAGGGGTGGTTCAGCTCGGTGCTGATGCGGTGCTAACTTAATGGCTATTAATATCTCAGAAAGCTTGACCACGGGTGTCAATTGGCAGTGGAGAGAGGCGGGAGTGCACCAGCTTGAATCCAACATTGGTACGGTCGCCGTTGGTACCACCACCAACAAGACATTCACCGTTCGCCACAACGCTCTGATCCCAGTGGTTATCACTGGGTTCTACCTGGCACCGATTGAGGACATGGGAGACTACAGGCCCTTTCTAGATAAAGAGGACCAGGTGCCATCCTTCGATGTAGACGAGGCTCTTCGCTGGGGTGATGTCTTTAGCAGTGGCTTATACGTAGTGCAGAATGCCGTCGCCACACTCTTCAAGAATGGAACCGGCTCTTCTCTGACAAATCTACTTCCCTTCACTTTGGCTACCAATTTGGGTGGGGGACAGGTTGAGCCTGGAGAGATTCTTACTATCGGGCTGCGGCTTATCACTCCAAGTGCGGTTCAGCTGCAAAGTGCCAGAACCATGAACTTCAATGTCAGGACGGCTTATAGGAAGGTGCCTGCGTAAATGAAGGGACTGTACACTGTGAAATCTAAGGCTCTTGGGAAGTTCTATATTGGAAGCTCTAACAATATTCACCGCAGGTGGCTAGGCCACAAGCGTGAACTCCTCAAGGGGTCTCATCGTAATAAGCACTTGCAAGCAACGGTTGATGAGTATAGCCTCGATGATCTAGAGTTTAGTGTCTTGCTTTTGTGTGATGAAGAGAAGCTCGTTTTCTATGAGCAGAGACTGCTGGATTTTCATTGCAAGCGAGACTGGGGTCTGCTCTTCAATATCTCACCCCAGGCTGATGAGCCATCTGGAATGTTAGGAAGAAAGCATTCAGAGGAAGCAAAGCAGAAGATAAGCAGGAGCCATCAAGGCAAGAGGTTTAGTATGGAAGCTAGAAACAATATGAGCCTTGCTAAGAAAGGTGTTCCGCGCCCAGCTGCTCGAAAGCTTACTGCACAGCAAGTCTCCCAGATCCGAGAAGAGTATCCTGGCTATTTTGCATATGGTGAGAGAAGGCGAATGGCAAAGAGGTTTGGCATCTCTCCCACACTGCTCTTTAGCATTGTAAACGGCCGAGCTTATATAAGGGGAGATTATGCGGCAGCTTAATCGTTTTCTGACCACCATCCCTCGTACCAAAGCTAAGGTTACTTCGGCACTCCTGCGTCAACGTCAGGAAGAAGGAGAGATCAGTACACTTGCTGAGTACAAGGATCACCTGCGCGGGTTTACAGAGCGAATCAACACAACCGATCCAACCACCTTCTATCAATTCTATGATGGTGCTTATCACGATGAGATCAGAGGTCCGCGTCACAACAGGATGCTTACCCTGGCGAGAGCCGACCTGGAAACACTCTTCACAGAGCTAGACCACATGTTGACAATGGTTGATGCACATGAAGATATCTTTCAGAGGCAAGCTATTACCGAGCTGTCCTATCTTCTAGACCTTATCGAAGACAAGATCAATATGTTTGAGTTCTTGGCAGGCAATGAGTTTGGCTTCTCTTTCTCTCAATGGAATACCTTTTCTGACGGCTCTCGTGAGCTACCTCGTGAGTCTGAGTTTGGCTGGGAGCTTGCTTCCGACTTCCGCACAGGCGCACGAGTTCCTAACGGGATGACACACGATCCCCTGGAGCAAGCTATGCTGCTGGAGGTTGCCAAGAACAGTGTTGAGAGATTCACATCTGTAGACGTGAAGGATGGAATTGTTGATGAACATGGGCAGGTTGCCATTTGGGTTGAGGGGGAGCAGATGGTTGCCTACCAACGCAGTGGTAACCTTTGGGTCTTTACCGTTGCTCTCGGTCGATCTATCAGCCGCGATGCCGAGCTGCACATCAACGTAAACCCCACCAGCCCAATCGTCTTTGACACAGAGCTAAACAATGCGTTTCCTAGCGTAGCTGGGGAATACCTTATCGTCTATGATGCAGACCGCAGGTCAGACCTAGCCGCCCTGGGTCTAGCCAACACTAATATTGGAGAGATCTACTTCTGGAATCCAGTCTTGCCACTGACTTGCAGTGTCGATGCCATCTTGTATGATCTTCCTGTAGCACTCGTGGTGGATGCAGTTCTATCTCCAAAGTACATCGCTGCCGGCCAAGCTACCATCCCAGTTGGAGCCGACGCTGTACTCGTCAATACACAGGTCACAGCGTCCGCTGACGCCATCCTCTTCTTTGGCCCATGCAAAGACATCGGAACTATCGACTACGCTTACACACAGGCTCCCAGGGCCTACCATAAGCCCGATCTTCGCGGCGATCCTATCGTATCTGACATCAACAACATTCTAGACAATACAAAGGATACGTTCTGGTTCAATCTTATCTTGAAGGATAGGCAGATTGTGGGTGGCGTTCGCTCTTCTCTTAAGCTGAACTTTGGAGGGGTGAGGGAAATCAACTACGTTGAGATCCACCCTGTGACTAAGTATCCATTCTTTATCGACCAGATCTCCTATATCTCCAGACAAGACAACAAGATCGCTTTGGTTGACCTTCACCCAGCTAAGATTACAGCTCCAGCTAGGTTCTATTTCGATCCTGTAAGTGCAAAGAGTATCGTTCTTGATATTTGCCAAGAAAACTTTGAGTTGCATACCTATGACCTTAACGCTGCTAAGGACCTCACAGCCTGGTTGGATGAGTTCGGAGATCCTAGTGATCCTGACATCTTCCGAAAGGCAGTTGAGCAGACCATGAATCACAGTAAGATCGTAGAGATTCTGGGGTTGGACACGGCGACAAACCCTGACCTTCGCACGGTATACGAGTATGTTTATGGACTAGACAATGTCTTAGCAGGGAAGCTCGATCTTAAGTCTGAGGGTATTTATGTTGGCGAAGGAACAGACCCAGCAAAGGTTAGCTTGATTGGCTTTGAAGCCACGACAACTGTCCCAGCAGGGAAGAAGGCTAGCTTTGAGTTTGAGCTAACAAAGAAAGACTACGATGTAGGAGGGGCCTTGATTGGTTCGGCTAGATTCCCCGTGCTTCCCATTGGTGTCACCTCTGTAGTTCACGAGAGGTTGATACCGAATGATGACGATGTAGCTCGCACCATCTTTAGGGCTCACGGAGCAAGTCCTGATAATGCTGATGCTACTTTGCGTCGGACCTTCTGCAACCTTAGGGTTTATCGAAACGGCACGCTATTAGACTACGGAGGCCCTGGAGGTTGGTTGCTAGACAACAATCTTGTTGCGGATGATCTTGATAGGTTCTCTGGTATTATCTTGTCGATTGATCAAAATATCCCGGAGCAGAAGAACGGTATCTATACAGCAAGCTACACTCCGTTGTATACTACTGTTGGTGACAGGAGGGACTATTGGGCAGACACAGCCCAGACCCTGCGCCGGAATCCAGACGGAACGATAGAGGCCAGCCTCCAGAGGGGTAACTTGGCAATTGAGGAGGCCGTCTTGTATCTTACTGCGACTCAAAGAATCAACCAGCCTAATGACACAACCGTGGTGGCTGAGCTTAACGCTTACAAGATTCATGTTGGGGAGAAGAAGGTCACTAGGTTTGCAGCACTATAATGGGTAGTAATCGATTCAAAGATACAGAGTTTGGCTCCCTTATGCGGAACAAGCTGTCCGTCCTTTTGGGTGAGATGGTGGAGAAGTTTCAGGCGGGGGAGTTGGAGCACTTAGAGGGTGTCCAGGATGAGTACATTCGGGCCATTCGCCTGATCTCTACCGAACCCTACAAGCCTATCTTCCAGGCATATCATGTTCAGCCAGGAGAGTATCCAGACCTAGGTCAATACCGGGTTAACTTCGGAGACATCGAGACTGACATGCGCCTCCTGACAACTGAGGTGAAGAATCTCCAAGATGTCATGGTGGCCAACTTTAACATGGCTTCCAGACAAGAGAGTCAGGTCCTAGAGGGTATCAAGCGCACCCGATCTCTTCTTGGAGACCTTAAGCTTTACGGTACCGGCCCAGAAACCAACAACCTCTTTTTCTCAGATAGCTTCAACACCCTTCAGCGATCTGATGTAGAGTCATCTCTTCTAGCTAAGCCTCAAGCAGCCATCGCGACGGAAGAGGGCATCATCACCCTACCCTATGATCAGGCAGATGCTGTTCCGTTACAGATTCGTCGCATCGTCATTAACGATGCTAGCAACGGAACTCTAGGTAATAGGACGGGCGGATATAATCCAGGTGCTCTTGGTGAGGCCGGCGCTCGCGTCAATCAGTTTGGGCGGGTGGCTACCTACGCTGATACTGAGGCGGCGTTGGATAACAACCCAGATACTTGGTTTGAGTATGAGGCGGTGAGGACTCAGTCCGACTTCTCCTTCGCCGCCGTAGGGCAGATTCCCAACGATCCACTAACTCTTGATATGACATGCATCTTGATTCGAGAAGCTATTTGCAACCGCATCATCATCAACCCCAACCACTTTGGTCTTAAGAGTTGGTTCAAGATTCGTAAGATTGAAACATCAAGAGATGGGCACAACTGGCGTTCGATCTTCGATGATATTCCAGAAGCAGAGTGGACTGTGGATGATAGGGGAGAGTTTCACACCCTAGCTCCAGAAAGCTCTAAGTTTGCGGGGCAGGGTGTCTATAGCTTCCTCCCAAGAAAGATTAAGTTCATCCACATCGTCATTGAGCAACCACAACATTACCTAACAAGTAGAGGCAATGAGGGTAACATTGTTCTTCGCAAGGCTATTGGTATTCGTGATGTCTCAGCGTTCAGCATCAAGTATAAAGCTGAGGGCCAGTTTATCTCTAGGCCCTTCATTTCAACACAGGACATCAGAAAGGTTGGCCTGTTGACAAACCAGAACCCGCAGATTGACAGCCCTCTCATCAAGATAGAGCATGCTGTTTCGATTGATGATGGTCAGCAGTGGCACTCGGTTGTGACATTCGATCGATTTTCTACCGAGACGGAAGAGATCCTAACATTCAACTCTGGTGAGGGGACCATCCAATACAGGACAGCTGCGGGAGCAGCGATTCCCATTAAGAGGCTTCGTTATAGAGCAACCCTCTCTCGTGATAAGGCGGCGTTCGCCTCAGCTGATAAGGGACCCAATCCAGTTTTCGAGAGAGCTTCAGAGATCTTGACGGTTCCGGCTAATGCTCCATTCCGAATCAATCTAGAAAATGAGCCTAGCTCAGTCGTTACTGTAGTTCGCCCATTCTCTGGTACCGTCGGTACCTTTACTGAAGCTTACAATCTGGGTACTGCCCGCGAGCCCCAAGCTGGAGCCACCTCTGTATACTTCTATCGCTTTGATATTCCCAGGTATTGGGATACGGGTACTGGCGCATACATTGGGGCAGAGAACATCAAGGTTGGTGGCCAGGTGTGGGCGAAGGATAATGCTCTAACCCAAGATGCACTTGTGTACCGAATCAACTACAACCAGAAGCAGGTCACCTTTGGTGCTGGTGGAGCAGTTGGAGCTGGCAGGGCACCAGAAGCTGGCGCTGTTATCTCTATGTATTTAGACCCGGAGCCTATGGTTATCGAGAAGGATTCTCCTCACAGAGCAGAGCTTATCAACTATCACGATGGCATTAAGGGAAGTGTAAGGATTCGCAAGTATAGCGTGACGATTAACAACTCGCAGGAAGGTAGAGAGGTTGTGGGCCCCGGTCAGATCTCTCATCAGGTTAAGCCAGGGCGATGGACACAGACTGTTGAGGTGGATGTTATCGGCGGGGGTCCTATGACTCCTGTGGCTGACGTTCCACCAGGGTATGGATTCGTAGATGGTGAAACAGAGTTTACCGTAGCGGATAAGTATTCTGTAGATCAGGAGAACGGTATCGTCTATTTTTCCGAGCCTGCATCTGCCGACAACGCCACCGCAAGGGTCATTACCTATACCTATAAGCTTTATGAGGATCTTTCGCCCGATCTGTTTACACTATCTGGTCCACGAGAAGTGACTATCGATGGGGCAGGGTTGGAAGAACATAATGGAACCATGACGATTGGCGACAACCTAAATGTTATCAATCTCTTCGCCACCCTAAGGACTGATGGTGCCGATGGCGCTGGCGGCGAATGGGCTAACGGCGAGACGAACTATCCCCAGCTACCAGTAGGGCACGGAGCTATTATTCCTGGAACCCTGCGCATTCCTCGTGGCGCTGATGGAAACCCACCTCGCAATGGGGGTGTTGATATTTTCCGTGAGGAGGTTGAGTTCATTAATGGATCCGCCGAGTTTGATACTCGGGAAGACGTAGCTTACCGCAATGGCCTTTACTCAATTGACCACAGGAACGGACTGCTTTATACCTACACTAATACAGGGGCGCTGGCTTGGAATGCTATCCGGACCCTTCGATTCAGGTACGCTGATTATAGAATTGAGTATGGTATGGGAGAGCCCTTAAAGTATACTGTTCGGGATAACGTGCTTACGCTAAACGAAAGCGACGTTGTAGAGACCTACAAAGACTCTCTGGTTAATGAGAGGTCTGACAAGAGTGTGAAGGTGGAGTACAACTTTGTTGCTGATACAATCGAAGCCCTGAAGGAGTTGGAGCCATACTTCTCTCCCATTCTTAGGGACTACTCTTTGGTGGCAATACCTGTTGATCCACGCTTAGGGACATACGAGTAATATGATAGATGAAGTCTACAGAGACAAGTTGTCTCAAGAGGTTCTGCTTAAGTATTTGAAGAAAGGACAGATCCCCACCCTTGAGGATGTGGATAAAGGCACAGCCCTGATTGTTCGTGGACGCCCTCTTACCCGCCCCCTCTTCGATCTTCCCAACGCCCTCCTTCAAGGCAAGAAGGAGAGGGCGTCCGCAGGCAAGCACAACCGCACTTTAGATGAGGTCAAGAGAGATCTTGAGGTTCTCTATGATGCTATCTTTGTAATCGCTCGTAACGGTGGGGAAATCTTTGATCGCACTACCACGCAAATGAATGGCATGCTCGCTCGTATCCGAGAGCTTGAGGGGCGCATGGGTTCAATGCTCCTCGTTCAGAAAGACTCTGAGGGCTACTTTAACTTCGTCTTTGATAACTTCCAGGATCTTTCCAAGGTCGATCAAACTCAGACTAGCGCCATGGTTGATCTTCGTTCCACAATGGTTCATGCCCAGCCCCACTACCGAGACGCAGGCCATGTAGCCAATGAAGTCGGCGAGCTGATCATCCCAGAGGCCATTCGCCAGGCCCGCGCCCGATATCTATTTGCCTCCAGAGCTAGCGTTGTTGATGCTATGATCCTTCCTCAAAACCCTATTGAAAATATCTGGAACCCTTCCGACAAGGCAGCGGTCTATCGAGTTAGAACGAAGGAAGCAAAGCCGATTACGATGGAGTTCATGCTTCGGCTAGCTCGAAATCCATCAAGGAATCAGAAGATCCAGGACCCGGCCGATGAGCCACCACCACCACCAGAGGATTGGTTCGATCAGTTCCAGGCAAGCTTTCTAGCTGGAACTGATGATAAGGAGAACCTCCCAGCGTTCAGTGAGGACCAGTTCTTCTACTACATCAGCAAGGTTATCCTTGACCCCCACATCTCAAATGAGGGTGGCAAGATTGTGACTAGCTTGCAGTACCTGGCTGGAACAGCGATTGGTGACAATTCGATTCCACCAGGAGGCTATAGCAACTGGCGGAACGTTCCCTCTGACACTTACAACAGGGAGGTTGAGGGAAAGACAGCTTGGAATTTCAGGAAGATTCAGTGTCGTTCTATTCGTTTTATTATGACCAAGATGCGGCCAGATAGGGTGAATGGAGATGTCTTCGAGTACGACTTTGGTATTCGTCACGTCTCTCTCTTCGCTCAGGACTACCAGATCTCTGAGAGCGCCTTCGTTGACACTCAGCTTGTTTCACAAGCTTTGGGCGCAGTAGATCGCAATGGTGTGAAGGTCGAGTTCAACAAGGTTTCGCTAGAAGCCTGTGGGGATATCCCTCAGAGGACAGAGATCGATTACTTTGTGGACTTTGGTATTGGTGGATCATTCTCTGGCAATTGGTCTCAGATCGATCCGATCAACAGAGATGAGCCTAAGAATCCAACCATCGCACTCTTTGACCGAGTGGTAGAGGCCCCCACTTTGAACCTAGCACTTGATATAATTCATCCTCGTGGCCCAACAACAACCAAGAACTTCAGGCAGTGGCGCAGCAATCACACTCGCATCTTGAACTATACAATCGATGAGAGCACCGAGCTGACAAGTGAATATGAGATTTGGCGTAATAGCTTAACTCTAAGTGGAGCCACTGTTGGGAGAGCTAATAACTATTCTGTCCGGGATACTAGCGACTTTCCGGTTGAAACCGGCTGGCGCTTTGATGGCACCTACTATAGCTGCTATGTCTATATTAGCGAGGCGCAGGGTCGAGTCCTCGACTTTGGGGCAGATGGAGTTTGGATTAACGAGCTCTTCACTCGGGGTGTGGTCACCTTATCGAAGGGGAATCACAAGATAAGGACACATCGCAAGAACTGGCATAGTCTGAATGGTCTGGGGGATGTCAGTGCATTCGATGATGTCACCAACACATTCACAGGAGACAGGCAGACGTATGGAACGGATGGCCTGGGAGCAGCCGACGCCCCGGCTCTAAATGTAACGGAGCACGACCCACTGCACCCTTACAATCACAAGCTCTTGATCGAGGGCTTGGATTACAACGCCGCCTTCCCTGAGAGAGACAAGGTTTACATCGGTGTAGCACGGCAAGCAGCCATCTTGATGGAGAAAGTTAGCATCCAGGACTTTGCTAACAATGTGCCAGATAATGATTTGACTCGATGGGCTCAGACATCTATTATCGACGATACAAACGCCAACGCGAGAACAGTACAGCCCATCATGAAGACTTACCTGGCACAAAGCACTGTAGAACCCATTGTCACCGCCAGCCAGGCAATCCGCGAGACCTTTGTTATCGTACGAAAGTACAAGTCGGGCACATTGGCCGATCAGTTGAAGTTTAGAGCAGTCTTTAAGACAAATGACCCCAACGTCACACCGGTGCTTAACGCTTACATCATAAAACTCGCGTACTAAGGAGAAAAATGGCAGGTCTTAACCAGCTCGCGGTAACCGCGACTCAAAGGAAGATTGGGAATCGAGGTGGGTTTTCCTCATCTGATTGGAATGGTGTTATCGGCGAAGTCGCAGCTAGCTTAGCTGCTTTTGAAAACGCTTGGAACACAGAGCTCCAACCCCTCATTGACTCTCTTCCCAGTGGGTCTCGGAACATCGCTCTTTCAAGTGTCAGTGCATCTATCGACCCATGGAACAATGGGTTTGATGGTGCGAACGTTTACATGGACACCGTTGCGTCAACGACACGCGACGACGGCCTCTTCTATCACACAACCCTATCTCGACCCCGCTCTATCAAGGAGGGCGTCCTGGAGGTTAGGAATCAAATCCTTCAGACACTTGCTGATGTTGAGGCTAAGATCCTTCTCATTGATGAGAACAGTGGGCTTACTGAAGCTCAGAAGATTCGCATCGGTATCAACATCTTCAATCCGGACATCGACTCTGCTGATGCTTCCAATGAAGGTCGCTCCCTCAACAACCTCGACCACGTAAACCAGCTTCGCGCTGATGTCTTTGGCACCCAAGTAAATACAGGTGACGATCCAGGAGATGCGCCTGATAATGCTGATTACGCATGGAACGCAACAGGCGTTCGCTCCCGTGTAGCCGGCCAGTCCATTGTTGAGCTTATCGCTGCTGGTGTAGCTGCTAATGACCTTGATGGTGCTTACGAGGCAGGGAATGTAATTGAAATTGATGCTGGGGCGGGCGGAGTTCCTGTACGCATCAACGTCCTCGGTGGTGCACCCACTGAGGGCTTCTTTGTAAGCAACGCTCTTGCTGACACCTCTGATGGTATCAGGGTTGATCGCACTGGTGCTTCTGCTACTGGTTATGCCATCGTCACCAACACTGGCCCTAACGCATTTAACTTTGTTACTGCTGCTGGTGGTGCAACTGTTGAGACGGCAAATGTCATCAATCTTATTCACACAGGTGTTAGCACTGGAACTGTGACGGGGCTTCTGGCGCAAGCTGGAACAACCTTCACCTCCACCTCTGCGCCCCTCCAAGGTTTCTGGGCCGACTTGATCCCAGTTGGAGGTACCGACGCTTGGGGCATGATCTCCCATTTCAGCTCGGCAGCACTTACTAGCGAGCCAGCTGAAGTCAACCTCTTTGAAGCACGACTCACACATGCAAACGCCGCCCAGGCCCCAGCTATTGTTCGAGGCTTCCACTTTGAGCCAGACTTTGACGCTGCTGGTGACTCCTTTACAACCCTGGAGGGCTTCCACTTCAATCCTGGCGCAGAGATTGATGGCAGCACCCTCACTAATATGTATGGGTTCCGGGGCTCTTTGGGCTCAGGTTCTGCCGGCACAATTACCAACATCTATGGAATCGACCTCACTCTAGACGCAACAAACTTAGGGTCAACTATCAGTCGAGGCATTCATCTTAATCTAACAGGTATGGATCAAGGTATCCTTCTTGATCAGAATGGAACTACAGGTGCTGGATGGGTAGGGTATGAGCTAGATGCTGATATAGCAATTGTTGCGAATGGATATTACGGTCAGCGCTTCAACCTAAATCTAACACAGCAGGCAGGAGGACCAACCTCTGGTTGGGGTTCGCGCATCACGGCTGCGGACGGTAACCATCTAGATGACATGACAGCCCTCTACGGCTACTACTTTGATTACGATCAGTCCGACGCAACACATCGCCCTGACAATGCCTATGGCTTCTTTGCTAGCTATACAAACGATGGAGCTGCCGTGGGCACCGGCAATATGTGGGGTGGATACGTCAGCCTGGGCAACCAAAAGGCGATCGACAATGCCTATGGTTTCGGGGTCGTTGCTGGAACAACCGACCCCGAGGTCACAACAAACCTCTTCCCCTTCCATGTGGATATGGATATCTCCGCAGCAGCCACCGTACCTGCCAATGCTTTCGCTATCAACGTCGATGTAACCAACTTTGAAAAGGGTCTTTACATCAACATGGATGGCGCTATGCCTGGTGCTACAACATGGACAGGTATCGAAGTTGAGTTCCCTGTAACTGCAATATCTTCTGATGATACAGAAGTGCTTCGTGGCTTCTATCTAAATGCAGGACTTGCAAATGTAAGCAATGACAACGATAGGATTATTGGTGTAGAGATCGGTATCCCAAGTGGATGCACTAAGGGGTTCATCTTTACTCTAGATAATGAGCATGATATTGGTCAGTCTAAGGGCACTGGCGGAGGACGTCCCAGAAATATCTACATCAAGAGCAATTCGTATCTGGGTGAGGGGATCCTTTCTGATGGAAAGGTCGTACACGGAACCGCCGAGAACACTACGGCTGGAGCCGCTAGCGTTAACATCAAGACAGTTACCTTACTGGCAGACCACGTCTATCACTTCAAGGCTGTTGTGGTTGGAAACAAGACAAACGTTGCAACTGATCAGTTCGGCACCTTCCACATCGAAGGGTCGTTCTACAAGGATGGAGCAGGAAACGCTACACAGATTGGTGCTACAACTGTAGTGCATGCAGCGAAGACCGCAGCCGCTGCTCTCTGGGCTGTAGACTTCACTAACGATGGAGCTGATGCTATCAGGGTAACTTGCACAGGCGTCGCCGGTCACAACATTCAGTGGGCCTGCTCTCTCGAAGAGCTGAATGTCTCGGATGCATAAGGAGTAACACATGTCTAGAATTGGATTTGTAGATGGAGAACTGAACAGCACTGCTGGCCTGACAACTCGGTGTGGTATCAACCAACGACTAGACCTTAGGCACGATTCTGGTGTTGGAACGGTTCGTATGGCAAAGGGCCCGTCCAAGTGCGATGGAGTAGAGGTCAATTGTGCTGAAGAGGTTCAGACCACCGACGCGACAGAGACCACCGTCGCCTCACTCCTACTAACTGCGGATCACGTCTATCACATTACGGCAGTTGTGGTGGCCAGACAAGCCTCTGCTGCACACGTAGCGTCCTATGAAATCAAGGCAACCTTCTACGACACTGGCTCTGCTGCTGCTCAGGTAGGAACAACTACAATTGTCCACGAGGCAGAGACCGACGCTGACTGGAATGTGAACTTTGACACAGACGGAGCAGACACAGTTAGAGTAAGAGTTACAGGCGATACAGGTGCTACAGTCGAATGGGGCTGTGTATTGACCTATACGAGTCAGAACAGCTAAGGACTATTAGAGGAGTTATGAATGGCAACTAAAGTAGGAATTTCAAACGGAGCATTGGTAGGAGTAGAGGCCCCTGGTCTTCTAGCTAAGGTGACAGGTGTCGACTTTACTACCTCTGGCGACAAGCAACTGCTCGTCGTAGCAGCTGGAGAGACTGTCCTGGTCACTGGCTATGCAGCGCTGGTAACATCAGCAACTGCGGCAACTGGAGATTCCAGTGGAATATCTATAGGCAGCAACTCTTCCACATATAACGATATCTTTGGCTACTTGAGCGGCTTCTCGTCCTTGACCGCTGCGAATGTCTTCATTGCAGATGCCGGCTCATCCTCTGCTAAGGTTGCAGCCGTAGGCCCTGGAAACATCAAGATGCAGATCGATACTCCTGACTCAGGAACTACCCTCGTCATGACCATCTACCTCTTTGGGTACAAGATCTAATTGCTTGCGGATTCTATATCCTGTAAGCTATCAACATAAGGAGACAAATCAATGTACGACAGATTTAAGAACAAGCCTAGCTGGCGGAGAAAAAACCCCGTCGTTCTGAACAGACCACTCCCGCCGGAGAAGGCTGCAGACAATGGTGGTGGGGTTGTAGATGAAGCCGCCTTAGCAGCAAAAGCCGCTGCAATCGCAGAGAACAAAGCAAAGGCAGAGGCCGCAAAGCCCAAGCCTGTTATTGAAACAGTGGAGGAGCCTAAGCCAGCGCCTAAGAAGCGATCACGTCGTTCTAAAGTAGCTGAGAAACCTGACAAACAGGAGAACTAAGTGGCTAACGGAAGGTTGTCATCAGGAAATTGGATAACAATAGCGATTGCTATTTTGGGTATGTTGGCTAGCTCTGGCGGAACCTGGGCAGCTCTGTCTTCGGACATTGCTGTTCTGAAAACTAAGGTAGTTGCCCTAGAAACCACCAGAGCTGATGATCGTGATCATATGATACACATTGACTCCAACCTCAATGTAATTAAGACAGACATTGCAGTAATCAAAGACAAGATGACGAGGATGGTGCCAGAGTAATGGCACTTGTGGCGGGTGATAGGGTATTCATTGTTCTCAGAAAGGAGTACGGTGCCCCAATTGATCGGTACTGGCCGAGCACTCAGGTCTTTAGCTCTCAAGCTCTAGCTGATGCTTGGATTGTCGCCAACGGCGGCAGCCAGACCTTCATCGTAGTACAAGGATCGGTGGAATCATAGAAATGACCTCAGACTTCCCATACATCCTACCTCACGGTAAGAATGCAGCTAAGAAGCCTGCACCTAAGCCAAAGAAGAAAAGGTCTACTCCGAAGAAGAAAAAAAGGAGTTACTAATGTTCGGCTCGGGGTTTTCTCAAGCCGCGATGTTCCCGAAGCTCTGGACATATAAGATGATCTACAAGGATGAGATCAAGTTAGTCAATTGGGGTGGGGTTGATGTCAAATGTCGCCAGATCATTCTTGGCTATGACAACGCCAACCAAGAGATTTTTGGTATCTTGCTAACCAAAGATGCTACAGCAAGAACCTTAGAGAAAGGCGTAGGCACCTTCAAGTCCGGTCTATATATCAAAGCAACGACACCGGATAAGGGTACGTGGGAGTTAACTCTCCCAGCTACTACCCTCAAGCAAATAAGCACTGAGTCCATCTGGTTTCATCACCATGGAATTGAGCCATTTCGCATTATCAGTAAGCCACAAAGCAGGAGACGATAATGATCAAAGACGACGGATTTACAAGTAGAAAGTGGTTAAGCTTAATGACTTGCTTAGTTCTTGTAGGTGCATTTGGTGGGGCAGTGGTGGTAGGCAAGACCACTCTTCCTGTACTAGCTACGGTAGCGAATGCCTGCGTGCTCTTGTACGGAATCTATTGTGGTGCTAATGTAGGTGAAAAGGTGGGTGGCTCCGCTGTTGGGGGATGGCTCCAAGGTCGCCGCGAAACTAACAACGCTGGAGGAGAAGAGGACATCTAATGGCTCAGACTAACACACAACTAGAGACACGAATCAACGTAATCGAGGCTCTTCTTGATGACCTCATTCTAGCTCTGAACAATACAGCGAGTAGCGCCACGCTGAACGCATCTATGCTCTCTATCGAGACTCAGCTTGCGACTATCAATACGACGCTAACTTCGCTGCAGAATTCAATCACTTCTCTCCAGAACATCGTTATCAATACCCCATAAATTCATCTATATAGACATCTTAGTTGCTGGATCAGACAATCGACTGAACAGTAATAGGTGGTCTTTTGCCGTATCTCACCCTCCCCGTGAGTCTCACCTTCTACTAAGATTACTGCAGGAGGTACAGGGGGGGGG